AATATCCGTAAAAAGAAGATGTCCCGAGTCCGGGATCATAGCCAATCTTCAAATCATATGCTAACGTATACGGAGTAATCGTAGTCGTACTCCTCCAATACAGAGCACCGTCGATAAATATTTCAAAATCAGCATTATTGACTTTTTGAACGAGTACATGCGACCAGGTGTTGATTGGGAGAGTGGCGGTCGTCGAATAACTGATTGCCCAAGTAGCACCACTCGTAACCAGAAGATTGATTTGGTTTGTAGATGTTAGATTGATTGAGAATGGTGTATTATAGTTCGATGCATTCCTAAAAGTCATGATATTTTTGCTGACCCCTGTCGAAACAGGTCTTACCCAGAAATCGACCGACCAAGTACCAGTTAGATCAAACTTATTATAGGGTACTGTCAGATAATCTCCTGTACCATCGAAGTAAGCAGAAGATCCGCCGAATTTCGATTGTGACGTAGAGATTTGTGCGTTTCCATTAGCGGTTACTGATTGGCTATAAAAACTGCTGTCTGTAAACGTGGTTGAACCATCCGTTCCATCGAAATTTAGAAGCAGACGAGCATTTCGATCGACATTGTCGTACGAAGCCTGCGGCGTGATGGGATAGCGTTCGACGCCTTTAGTCAAACGAAACTCATCTAAGAATCCTAAAAAAGGACTATTCGTCCCATCTCTTGCAAGTCCTATCCAAAGAGGTGCCGATGCGATATCCATCACGACATTGGATACTGTATAGGCTTCAAGATTACCGTTAATCCAAAGACCGAATTGATTATCCATACTTCGGCTGGCGACGACGTGATACCATTGCCCGATTGTTAGAACGGTTGTCGATACCAATGTAACTTCGTAGCTTGTGGTGCTACTATCACCAACCGTAAAGGTGACTCTATTAGGGGCTGCGGTACTTTGATAGATGTTTAATCCTCGAGTGGCGTAAGTCGGGCGCCAATCAACCAGCAGGGTGCCAGAAGTGATCTGCATCGGTTTAAACCAGAACTCGATTGTAAATATATCGTAAGTCACGTCATAATCTGCATTGTAGGCGATAGCCAGTTTATCACCCGAGCCATCGAAGTATGCGCAAAGCCCGCCGAATCTTCCGCCTGCCGAAAGTGTAGCATCTCCTGTTACTGTGATTGGGTGAGCTTTCAAATCATTGGTTAATCCGAATGACGGATTCTTGTCAGTGTCATTGAAGTGCATCAGCAAAGAGGTGTCGGCTAAGTATGGGTCGCCCGAGTCGCTCGAAGTTGATTGTGGAACGAAATCGCCGAAATAGCGACAAGCGCGAGTTATACGAATGTCGGCCATCCAGCCCGCGAAACTTCGAACATAGTTCGTATAATTGTCCGAACCTATCTTAACAACCATGCCTGTCGTTAGACTGTATCGGTAATTCTGTACCCCATCGAACATCTTTATCTTTTTACCATCGAGGTAGAGCACCATCAATCCATTCGATGTCTCTTTACAGATAGCCAGATGATGCCAGGTGTCTTTTCCGATTGACACGGTTCCACCCGAGATCCAATCAATCGACGAACCACCAACTTCGCAGTGCAATCCGGTTCCTGAGTTGTTAGCATCTCCAGTAATTCTGAAAGCTATTGCATTATTGAGCGGACTGGCGTTAGGCCACGAGAATGAAATCAGCGACATGTCTCTCGAACTACCCGACGTCAAAGCGGCGTTTTTAGCAATCTTAAACCATAGATCGATTGTGAAAGGAGACGTCTGATCATTGAGATCGAAATACTTGTGATAAGGTAGCGTGAGAAACGTCGATCCATTGAAGTATAGAGCAGGTCCACCAAACGGCCCCGATGTTTCTTCTAATGCGGGACCGATCGTGCTTCCGATAGAGTAAACATCGCCCAATATCTGATCATAGACACGAGGGCCTTTAGGTGTGATTTCGGGGATCGATGCCGCTGGAGTGAAGGTGCTGGTATATCGCGCCACACCGCGAGTAAGTCGAATGTCTCTAAAATACCCCGTAAAATAATTTCCACCTGTTACCGTTGAACCGATTGTCAGCTTATTTGATGTAAAGACCTCAGTCGTAGAAAGAGTTGCTGTTTGAAGAACACCGTTGACGAACTGCCTGACAATACCTGATTGGCGAGTGCAAGCATAATGAGCCCACTGATTAGTCGGGAAAGCCGCATCAGTTTCAATTCGACTTCCACCACCGCCGGTTAAACTGAGTTGGAATCCTAATCGGCGGGAGCCGGCGCTATCATTTCCGTTCATAGAAAGATGCCAACCACCTGTAGCATTGAACGCTTCATTTTCAAGTAATCGAGCCCACGCTGCAACACTCGAATTCGTCCATGCCCAGAATTCTATCGTAAAATCGCTATCAAAAGCAAATTGAAGAGAGTTTGCAATAGTTAAATATTCATCACCATCGAGATAGACTCCGATTTGACCATCTTTCAATGCTGCTATTACCTGCGTAGAAGATCTGGTTATCAAATTAGCACAATCATCAGCAAAGAAATAAGAGCCGACAGGCATATCTAATCGTAGGTTAAAGGCGACATATGGAGAATAGGGGTCGATTGTCAGCGATCTCTGGTTAACTAAGCTGGTATTGAGGACAACCGAATTGGCAAGAGAGTCGTTAGATGTTGATTTTATTTTATTGAAATCGAATTGGTGCGTGATTTTATCGACTATCATAGTAGAGGAAGGTTCCAATCTTTATCAAGAGTTATGAGGTGGTGTCCGGTAGGTACCTGACCAGTAACCCGACGCGCAGTAAACAAATCTCTCTCCGGCGAAGGTGAGAATTTGACCGGGTTGGTATCGAGGAGAGGTTAACGTTAAATCAGCCAAGCACGCGGCCATTCCGAGGCATTTCGCCTCGGACGGATGTCGATGAAGCTTCATCGACAATCAAGAATGGGCGATAGATAAACATCTTGTTTGAATATGGATCTGGATCGACGAAGACGGTGGACCCACATAATGAAGCCGAAGAAGATTGCCCCGGATAGTTCAAAAGTTTAAATTTCTGCGAAGTGGTAGTGTGCGTTTTTTTGGAATTGCGCGGACAGAAATTATTCGAGTAAGAATTGAGGTATGAAAAGGAAAAGGCTCCATCATAAACCGAGTTGTTCAAGATCGAGCCGGATATTCCGGTTGCTCCCACATCTCCTGGAACGTAACTAATCAAATCACCAAAGAAAAAGTTGTTACGATATCTGGCATCATCTCCAGAAACAACCTGGTAGTTTAAGTAGAATTGCCTGGTGGTCCCAATTATAACCCAAGAGATGTTCGAACCGTTTGACGGGAAATAGATTCCTGCCGATTGGTAAAGACCTTTTCGAACCATGATCCCTCTCGAAAGCGAAGAACGAAGTGGAAAGGGATACGTTCCTTGGTCAATCGTCGAAGACATGAACTCATAACCACGAAAATAAGTGTTGCCAAGACCGATTCCAAGCCAAGCTATCGGAATCATCGACTCGTAAGAAATTTCGGCGACTAAAAGGATCTAAACTCTGATAAACAGCAACATAATTCGGAGCATCATAGAAAACTTTACTCCACCCCAGAGGAGCAACCTTCATGGTGATGGATAGTCCTGTGATAGTGGTGCTGGTGAGTCCTGAGTCGGAAGCGTCGAATTTGAGGTTATCGGCATCGGTGATTTCTGTAATGATCCATTCGCCATTGATAGCTTCTTGATCGGCGCCGGCAATCAAAATCACGGTTCCCACCTTAGTGTAACCGTGACCCGTCGAAGTGGCTGTTGCAATCCCAGACGAATTGATTGTTAATGATGATAGGATGACCTGACCGAATCCTGATATCAAGCAGTCATCTAAAACATTCAACGTGGTACCGGCATTAGGTGTGCGAACGGGCGAGTTATCGTGAGTACGAAGATCCGAGGTTGAACCTCCACAGAAAATTTTAACGGGTACGGTGTGAGCCATCTATCGTACCTCTAACCGACAAAGAAATCGGGCGGATCACTTTCCTTCGATAGCAGATCGGCTTCTAGTTGTTGGATTTCTGTCAAGGCATCTTGGTAGATCTCTCTACCATTGAGAGTGATGCCCGAAGGTAGCTGAAATCCGCTGTATTTTAGCATGTTTTGCCCCCATTGTCTCTTGAACAACGCGGTGGTGTAATCTCTTAACCACCCGGTTGCCCAGGTCTCTCTGTACTTATCGGGGTCCGAGAAGCGATAAACTTCTAAAACCAGATAATCTCCCGCGATTAGAGGCGATAGGCTAGAGTGTATTCTAACGACGTTATGCTGCTGATTGAAAACCAGGCGCTTCTCTCGGCTAAAGAAATCTCTCACCAGCGATTGATAAGACATCGAAACCGTATAAGACGATAATCCGCCCCCAGGCGGATAGCCATCACCCATAATCATGAATTGAGTTCCGAGGTTTTGCATGAATGCCTGATACTCAAGGTTAAAGGAATTGTACTCACCTCCGAGCATCATCACACCCAGAACCTGATAGATCCACTCATCAACTTCGAACTCTCGGGTGTCGATTTCTTGCTGAGTTAGAGGACGACTTACGAAATCCAAATAGCTGCCTTCTCCATGGAACTCGTGGTAGACTTCTATGGCATCGTCAATGCGATCTTCTAATTGCTCGGGTGTTACATTGATTTGCAGAGCAGGATAACCTAACCTCCTCAAGCAGTAGTTTTTAAGGTCTTCTCGACAGGTTAGCGACATTAGGTGTTTCCTCTAAGTTCCGGGGGCATCTGCAAGCGTTCTTTCTCCGATCTATACGATTCCTCGCAGTGATTGTAATCGAAGAAGAAGATTTTATCGATTAGTTTTCTAGCCCATTGGCAGCCGTCGCATGGATATGAAAGACTTAATCTGTATGCTCGACTGCTGATACTCTCATCCGCCCAACCTCTAAAAAAGGTATTGACGAGCTGATCGTAGGCAACCAGAACCTGCCACCTCCACCAGCTAGTCTCTTCCAGTGTACCCGAAGCCAAGAAGCTCCATGCGACCACGACAAGAGACAGAATGAGTGGTAGAGCTAGAATGAAAAGGATAAAAGTGAGCATATACTATCCTTATTCGGCAAAGGTGATCGCCGATGAAATCTTAAGATTGCCGAGCGGTAAAATGACGACCAGATAAGCGGTCTTCGCACCCACTTCCGTGATGTCCACGTTAAAGACTCCGGAAGAACTACAGATGAATGTCGCCGCCTTGTTCGCAACGTTCGGAATCAGAACACCGGTAGTACCGATAGCCCATCCGCCCGATGGCGCCGTGGCAACCAAGGACAATCCATTGGAGTTATCGCTGAGATACGCTTGAACGCCAGCTGCGATTGCCAGATTAGCTCCCGCTCTATCTTTCAATTGGACAGCTACTCTAATCACGTCGTCCGTCTCGGTACCGACCGTGAATGTTGCATTACCAATCAGCAGGCTGTCGAATAACTCGTTAATAGCGTGAACCGTGCTCGACTTCGTGACGGTTTTAAGGGTGGTGAGATCGCCCATCTCGTTATCGAGTTCGTTGATCGCACCGACGAAGGTGGATTTAGCATTGGTCGTCAGAGTAGAAAGTACGCCGTGTTCGCCATCCAGCTCATTCACCGCATCGACGAGGTTGTCTTTGTCTGTCGTAGTCAGTGTAGAGATATTCCCTATCTCGCCATCGTGCTCGTTGATTGCCGCAACCGCACTCGTCTTAGCCGTCGTAGTAAGATTGGCGATAGTGCCTAACTTGCTAAGAACCTCATTGATGGCTTCGACTGCATTGTCCTTGTCGGTAGTCGACAGGGTAGATAGAGGACCTATCTTATCGACCAACTCGTTGATTGCCCCAACGAATGTCGCTTTATAGGTAGTCGTCAAACTCGAAAGAGTTCCATGCTCTCCATCCAACTCGTTGATAGCTGCAACGATGGTGTTCTTGGCAGTAGTCGTCAGATTAGCCAGGATACCGTGCTCTCCGTCCAGCTCGTTGATGGCACTGGTTACATCCTGCGCCGTCGTCGTAAGCGTAGCATTACCTAACTTCGTTTGATGTTCGTTGATCGCGGCTACGATAGTGTTCTTTGCTGTGGTGGTTAATGTCGATAAAAGACCAATGTTGCTGATCACCTTGTTGAGTGCTTCTACCAGAGTATCTCTGTCCGCTTCGGCGACTTCGATCGTTTCTACATCACCCATTAAGGTTGCCAGTAAATTGGTCTTCTCTCTCCATTGATAGAAGTAATCATAGGGATTGATTTGTGGAATAGCCATAGTTCTTTATTCCTGTCCTGTTGGTTGGTTATTTTGTCCTTGAAGAATGTCGAGTATGAGTTGGATGTTGTTCTCCAATCTACCGACTCGCTCTTCAAGGGAACCTAGTTGCTTGCCGGTCTTTTTTCTTAATAGAGCGGTTCGGTACTTATCTTCGTCTACGTTTATCACATAAGACCTATCGACTTTAACTAGGTTCGGATAGTCCTTCACTTTTTCTTGCATAGTCTATCTCCGATTAGGTTACCGCGATGCATCTAAACGATTGGAAGAGAGGAGGTAAAGCTGGGTTCTTCGCTCTACCGACGATTTTAACCTTGAATGCACTAAGTTCCTCTACCACTTCATCCCAGTCTTTAGTTTCGAATGCGGTGTCGTTCGAGTAAACTCCTAATTGCATCTTGCTCATAGTGATTTCGTATTCAACTCTATCAGTTAAATCAGCCGAGTGATGAGTCTTATCCAATCCGAGAACTTTCATCCATTTCTTGGTGTCTATGTCGACACCTTCATAAGGGGCGACCACCTTAATCCAAATATCGTAATCGGCATTGATATCCTTATAGACATCGAAGGCAATAACCAGATCGGACGCAGGGTTGGCTAAATTGATTGTCTTTGTAACATACTTATAATTCTCCGATCCGTTCATCGGATCGCTTTCACCGTTAAACCTATCCGTCGAATTGGGCTCGACTTGCATCTGCTCGGGAGTCGACCACTCTACTCTATTGCTGACTGTCGTTATGCTGAAGGAATCCGTATTAACAACCGGACTGGTCCATTGATCGAGGCTCGTAAATGACCCACTGGCTTTCACGGAACGGCTCGCATCGGTTAGGTTATCGACGCAGACCATCTTGTGAGGTACATCCAAGAACATGTCGTTGCTAACCACGAACGGTTTAGTGGCGAGTGCCTGGTAGTCCTGACTGACGAATGGACCATTAGGCGGATTGTGTCCGATTCCCTGATAGGACCAAATTTCGGATGCACCGTAAGTCAGATAAGCACCGGAAATGTTAAAGAGCTCGTACTTCTCATTGATAGTGATCGAGCAGCCTTCACCCCCAAATCGACCGGATGCTGTGGCTGTACCCGCAGGCATTTGGATGATAAAGGTGTCCATGCTGTCCACTTCGACGACGGTATGCTGCTTGCTCAGATCGGAGAAAACGAATCCGTTAAACATCGCTCCGGTTGGAGTGCCTTCGAGGAAGGTGCCGGAAACCGTGTTAAATCTGACAGTACCGTCGCTCTGTATGTCGCTTCCGACATAGCCGACTTTCTCAATCAGGTAGTTATCGTGCAACGACTTATCCATTTGGTCGCAAACGAAACCGGATCCTGCAGCAAAGGTACCTTTCATGTTCGCAATCTTAATGAATGATTGGACTTGATCGGTTTTGAAATCGACAACCTTACCGGTAAAGGTGCTGGCAGCATTTCTGATAATCATGCCGATCTGCATCTGTCCCTGACCTGCAGGAATATTGATTTCGATCCAGTCATCTTCATAGAGAGCGATAGTGGTCTTATCCCCAGGCAGTAACCCGTGATCTTCGACATAGACGCGAACTCTGCTCTTACCGGCTTCGGCTTCGAATGGATCTCTATCCAGCGGAGTCTTTTCGGGTTGAGCGGTAAAGTTGATTGTCATCTCTTTCTCTTTGAACTTGGCAGCATAGAGGCGGTATTTGATGTCCTCGAACTGCTCGGCATTCCAAGTTTCACCGTTTTGACTTCTAAAGCTGCTCTCGAGCGACGGTTGCGTTTCAACGATCTTACTCGGTTGATCCGCTACCGGCATTCCGAGTTTAGCCACCCAAATTCTCGTATCGGGGCTCCATCCAGCAACCACGAAGCAATAGGAGGTCTGTCCTTTCACGTAGATCGGGAAATCAAAGTCGACATGGAATGCCGTCGTGCTATCTTCACTGATGAAAGGTCGGATACTCTCGGGTGGGATGTCTTTCTTTCCAATGATCTCTTTGGTCGGGTATCCATTCAGCATGGTTCGTATTTCGAATGAAATGTCGTTTCCAGCATTAGGATCCACGGCTTGGAAGAATAGATCGATACCGGTAATGAAATGATCGACATCTAATTTGAATCCCTGCGCTACTGGATCGCGGCATTGGGCGCACCAGTTGCAGCAAGTGCAACGTTGCCAGCAACCGCCATTGCCATCGGGCACCATGCACTTCTCGCCTTTATGGCATCCACCGCATAGTTCACCGGTATCGACACGACCGTCATCGCAGTTGACTGGCGGAGGAGGCGGTGGCGCACCAGGTACGACGACGACCTCGACAACCTTTCTCTGTTCAGCTATCTGTTGAACATCGACGGTCGGTGTGGTTACATTCATGGTGGTATGCTGCTTCGAGACGTTCAATCCACCACTAAAGAAGACAGCTTCTGCCACGGTGAATTCTAAATCCGGATCGCCCGTTTGATCCTTATCGGAAGAGAGCTTGAATTTCCTGTCACCGGTATGGAAGATACCCGCCGGGCAAGCAAAGATACCACCAATCTGTCCGGCAGCATCGGTGACCAACTCTCCATTAGGAGCGCCTTTTAGTGTTCGAGTCCACTCGCTGACTGGTTTCCCATCGAAGAAAGCATACACCTTGGAGTTGGCTTTCATTTGAGTAGCCAGGAATGTGATGTCGGTCTCACGCATCCATGGATTGATAGAAACATCGGTTACTCTGTCACCCATATCGTAAGCAGTGGTTCGACTGCCCATAGAGATGTCGGTACCTGTTCTTTGCTGGGTAGTCGTTGTGGTAGTCGTTTTGCCACCACCAGCGTTACCGCCTGCTCCTTGCAGATCGTTATCCACGACTTGCACCGTCTTATTAAGGTCGGCCCATGCGCCCCAATGCTTTCCGAGCAAGCCGCCGGCTTCTGCCAACTTCTTGAGTTCCTCTGCACCGGTATCGACATTAACCGTCAATTCGGGTAAACGAGTGACATCCGACCAGACATCCATGTTAGGTAACAGCACCATCTTTCCAGTCTTCTTGAATTGGAAATAAGGGTTGATACTGATATGCTTGGTCGCATAAGGCTGCTCGTCGACTAACACCGGATCAAAATCGATGATCGCCATGGTGCCGATAAAACGGCACTTGCTGCTGACTTTATCGGGAGCCAGGTTCTTATTTCTGGCCGTGAACGATGGGCGAAGTTCTCTTCTCTTTCTATCCATCGATGCTCTAAAATCGGTAGAGAGCAAATCGGCTGCTTGATAGTCTTGGAAGTTATCTGCCACGAAACCGTTCTTAAATCGATCCAATCCGTTGGAGTCCTTGATAGCCATGTCGGCTGCGGACTTCTCTAATAGATTGAGCGCCGTGTAGTATTCGATGATCTTCACGCGCTCTTCGATCTTACCGATGTCGCGCATCGTATAGCGTTTGTTCTCGATGTACTTAACCGAGATATCGTTGGTTGAGTAGGTGTATGGCTTCATGTAAATCTCATAGAGAGCCATCGCATCATCATCGACCTTAGGTGGTATCGGCTTGTCCGCCGGTACGCCTCTCTTCACATACAGGAATCCGGCTTTATTGACGCAGAGCAAGTCGGTTCTTCCCAGGTAGTACTCGATGTCGAACACCGCGGTAGAACCTATAACCGGAACCGTTTCTCCTGCGATGACCGAGCCTATCATGTTAGGACGGAAATCGAACGAGCCGAAGACGGGATACTCGGTCTTATTGGACGCCACATAAACCGGATTGTCCTCGTAAGTCATTATCCCACCGGATATGAGGTTGCGATAAGAGTCAATCGTGTAATAACCCAAATGCGACGATACATTATGCTCCAGATAGACAACACGATACGACCAACGCATATTCGTATTCGACGGAATCGTTCCGGTGAAGATCATCTGGCTTTCACCGTAGACGGCATCATAGTGATTGGTTTTTAACGTGAACTGATCGGTAATGTCCGTTCCCGGATCGTTGACATTGGTGATGTCTCTTTCTATCACATAATCTATCTTGATAGCATCCGTAATACCTAAGTTGATAGTTTTGGAGCCATTAAAAGGCGAGGTATTAGGATTGAACGTATCGGTCTGAACGAAGTTATCTTGCTTGGCATTCTCACCGGCATTCACGCGCATCACGTTATGGACGATAGACACCATCTTACCGGGTGTGGCGAGAAGCGTTCCGGTGCCGATGTCCACGGTCGTACCCAGACTGAGAGTAAACTCGGTCGTCGTGATCGAGGTTTTGCCGGTGATGTTAATCATTCTGGCAATACCGGATCCCTGATCGGTATCGATGATCGTGGCTACGGTTCTATACGGATCGAACTCTTCGAAGAACTCGTTGGTCGCCGAACTGAATGTCACGGACCCACTGGAGTTCAGGAATCCAATCAGTTTCTTTCTCAGGAAAATCTGGATGCTGCCCGGAGGATTCGGGTTACCGGAGTCGGCGATGCTTCTCAGAGACCTGATGTTCTCTCTTTGCAGTTTCCAGAGAAGTTCTGTCTTACCGGGGTTATAAAGAGTGACGGATGCGTTTTCGGGCAGAGCCTTGAACCCATTAGTCCCTGTCGAGTCGGTAAAGCATTCGGCTTCCGTAAGCGTTCTACCCGCCGCCATCTGAAGATCGAAGATGTAGTATTTGAAGACAGCGGGAGTGGTGTCGGAATGAATGATACCGCTCACATAGTTGACATCGTATACCCTGAAGGTACCGATAATAGCCCCTGTCGGATTCTTACCACCGTCGAAAGGACCATCCCAGATGTTGATTATGGTACTATCGATCACCGGACTCTGACTGGCTCTATTCGGATAGGACGAATAACCCTTCAAAGGTATTAGGTTAATAGACGTTCTTTCTTCGAACCTCTTGATGAACGACGCTTGCTTTTGCGCTTCGCGAGCTTTATACGATCTGATAAACTGCTCGCCATCGTTCTGGAATCTGTAGCCTTTAACATAAGAAATACCGTTGGTGACCACGATTCTCACATAGTCCGGATCACCATTGACCGAATAGCCGGAGCCATCCAAAGCGTTATCCGCTTTTTCTTCGATGAACCTAATCTTGAAAGGGATAACCGTGAAGTTACCATTCGTCTCATAGGTTCTCTTGGCGATCATGTCCATGATGTCGGCGTATTCGCTATCGCCCTTCAGGTACTGATAGGCGCCGTTATCCACCTTGGCCAGAAGAATGAAGTTATCGCCATCTTCTGCGGTGAGCGATCTCTTCGTCAGAACGAGAGAGACCTTATACCTGTCGGCACCGGGTGCGGATGAGTTCGGATAGCCTAATGCGTTATCCAGAAGAGACTGATCATCATCGCTGGTGATGATCTCTTGAACAAAGTCGAAACCTATCTTGCAATTAGCCGTTTCGTTGTATTTGGAAATCAAAATGATTTGGCGCGGATTCTCGACGAACATCCCTTCGTAGTAGAAGATACCTTCATCGATTGTAAAGAGTTTGCCGATGCCTGTAACCGGAATCGTATCCTCTAAATTAGACCCCACGCAACCCGGGCATCTAACCTTTACCGAGTAGACGGCGATACCGTTGTCATCATAGATGCTTAAGGTTTCGCCCGGTATGAAGTTGAAGGTTTCCCCGTCGATACCGATGGACTGGTAAACGAAGTAGATGGTATTGGGATCATCACCCTCTTTGGGCGCCGCATAAACGACGATGGCGGTAATACCCGTGGTTTGCCCTACAACCAGAGTACCTTCCGAGAAGTATCTCATATCTACGGGTAGCGAGTTCCATGGGCTGGTGTCATCTAATCGAGCATAAGATTGAGGCGCATAATTCGCGCGAGCATTGCTTACTCTCGACCCATTCTTAAAGATGTGATTAGCGAATCTCTCAATTTGATTTTGCAGAATACTCTGAATTTGATTGAGCTCTCTCGTCTGAACAGGTCTTCCTGGTCTGAAGAGGACTTTCATATAATTTCGGCTTCTTTCGAAATCATCATAATATGGTGTTCGAGCAAAGTTCATTTTACTCATTAAATTGTCTCCTTAATTTTCGGAAGTCCGAACTATTAGAATGTTACCGCAATTTTGATATCCTCTTCCTGACCATTGTCTCTAATCACTTTCTTAAGATTGTTGACATAAAGGACATAACCTTTATTGGAATCTATGTTATTTAGAACGAGAGATCCATAGCTGGCATGAGATGGACCGAGGTAGAATTGATTGTATGCCGGTTTACCAGTCGTCTTATCGACGACATCGGTGATTAGGGCCACCTGTCTAAATGCGTTGGCTTCTCCAATGGGTAGGTATGCCGTTTCTTCTGAAAAACGCGCGTTGATTATAGCGGTATTGGCGCAGAGTTCGGTAACGATATTGAATCCGTGCCCTTCTTTAGGAGCGAATACCGCTTCCCCGACCGCGCCCGCCAGCCCTGGTACCACGAAGCCCATCACATCTTCCGAGTAACCCTCACCCCCATTGGTAATGGTGAATTCTTGTAAGGTGTTGCTGGGTGTGATTTCTACCGATACGACCGCTTCGGTGGTCGGTACATTGGTTGGATCGTACAGAAGAAGTGTGGCGCCTCCGGTATAATTGGAGCCGGCATTACCTACTGTGATGTTGGTGATGACGCCATCGGTCACCGTAATCGCTCCAACGGTTCCACCTGTACCGGTAGTACCCGATCTCTGGACGATCGCATAGACTTTGGAGGTTAGATCATAGCCGCTTCCGATATACGCCGGATTGACTAAAATCTGTTTTAAGGTATTGTCGAGAGAGTTCTTCGTGGCATAGGCTTGAGCCGCCACCAAAGGGGTTCCACCGGAAATGGTTACGATCATCGCTCCGGGGAAGGTGCCGGTCTTCTTGAGTACTCTAAAGGTGGAGAGACTTTCTGCCACTGAAGATGTCTGAACGTCCCATTGTCCGGAACCGTCGTCATCGATTTTGTATCTAACTGGAACGAAATCTTTGGTTAAGAAGAAAACGGCATCGGCATCCAACGAGCCCATGTACTTCCAAACATATCCGTCTGCCAGAGTAATCATCGTCGTACCGATGTCGGTGGGCAGCGATGTGCTTGCGGCACCGTTATTATTGTTGATGCACTTATAGATGTTATTCTCTTCGGTGAAGACGTAGAAGGGGTGCTCGTAAGAGTCCGGTCCATCAATCGCAAGCGGATCCTTTTGATCATCGTACTGGCTATAAACCGTTCCCGTTTCCCAATCATATCTCTTGATTGCTAATCTGAAGTTGTTTCCGGTCACTCTCTTCAGTGCAATGATGTTCTGGATAACGCTAAAATCGTTGATATCATGAACTTCGGCGTCATCGGGAATGAGCTCGTTATCCCATTGCGTTTTCTTGCCGATAGCGACGAAAAGGTTTCGTTTGAACATCTGGTTCGTGCTGAGGTACTCGACCCATATCCAGGTAATGCCGCCGTCGGAGGCTGAGCCGACAACATGAGTTGGAGCAATGCTTCCGCTGGTGCCGGTCTCCTTGGCGATATACTTGTTGTTCTCATAGAAAACAACATCGCCTTCAACATACCCTGTCAGAGGTAACCACTCTTCAAGCTGTTTCAAAGAGACATTGTCGATCAAACTGCTTGCCACGAAGTTGCGAATTTTTGGGGTGAATTTAGCTGCCATATCATTTCCTTCCTAATTTATGCTTTAAGTTATTTATACGGGCGGGTGAATATCTATTTCTGAGTCTAATGCCTTATCCATAATCAGGGAATCATCGTTGACTCTCTTCCTGGCAAGCAGTTCGGTATTCGTGGTTCCTAATGGTGGATCACCGCATGTTATGTTATCCCAGACTTCGACGGTATAGGAATAGTTATCTTGGCATTCCTTAAACCAATTCAATCCCGATTGCGGGTTAACCATGTGATTATAGTCGACCATCGTACGATACTTCGTGATAGGATAGATATCCAGAGTTTGGCTAATGTAATAATGAGGATCGGCAGTCCATTCTTCCTGAATCCAATCATAGCCACCTACCCAGTTCGTGTAATTCTTGTCGCTCATTTCCTTAAACCAGTGAAGATTATAGATCGGATTGATCATGTAAACATGGTCATAACCGAAGATGTTCTTGACGATTGTGATATAGAAGATGCTATCAAATCCCCCGTTGGGCGGTCGGAATATGTCGGAGAAAGCGATGTCTAAAATGGCGAATCTAACGAATCCGGAAGGATGACACCACTCATCCAGTATAGCATCCGATTCCTTTCTTGGGATAGAAGAATAGGTGTAATAGGAGAATTGCTGGTAATAGTAGGAATCTAAGAGAGTAGCGTTTAAGCCGAGAACGCCCTCCATCGATTTCCAAGATGGTCGTTCGCTGAAGACCGAGTTGAATACCGGAGTTAATTCCGCACCTGTTCCATTCTTGGAGAGTACGGTCACTTCGGGCTCCATGAAAGAGTCGACGAATGGATCGATAATCTCTATGCTTTCTATCTGACCGATGCTATCGCTCATTGGGAAAAGATTGGCATCGAGACCCAACTCGGATTTGATCAGCATAGTCGGTAGCTCATCGTATCCGTAGCCGTGGTTGTAGATAGAGACTTTAGAGATCGCGCCTAATCCGCTGAAGTATCCGGTAGATGAGTTAAAATGTTCTATCTTGGTCGAATTATAGATGGAGCCACTCGTGGTAATCGTATGGTGATTGCTCGACGAATCGGTAAAGACGGTCGATAAGTGGGTACCCATGAAGTGCATCAAAAGAGAAACCGAGGCGAAGTTAGATTCGCTGCTATTGAAATCGGTAGTAGGTAGATAGAAAGAATCGGTATACCTGGCAACTCCTTTAGTGATTCTCAATTCGTCCATGTATCCGACAAAGGCATCTTTGGAGTTGGTTCCTAATCCTATTCTAAGGTTCTGCGCGGACGGCACACCCGATGCCACCGTATCGCTGGATGATTTCGTTCCATCCACGAATAGCTTGACGGTATTAGCCGCTCGAGTGACAGCCACATGAACCCAGCTATTGCTTCTGATCGTTCTGGTAGATGTGAAAGTGTAGTTGGTTGCACCGAACATCTGAAATGCCAGCTTGCGGCTTCCATTGACTTTGAATGTCCATCCCTGATTGGCTGTCGGATTCTTGTTAGAACACAAAATGGCATCCGAGATCGAAGGTGGCATGTAGATCCAGCACTCAATCGTAAAGTCGCCCGAAGAGAGATTGAATCCGGTGTGGTTGGGAACGGACAAGAAGTTATCCGATATATCGACTTGAGTGACTACGGCGGAGAATGAGTGCCCTTTGGATCGTGGAGTAGTGAGTATCTGATCGCCGACAGCATATCCGGTACCTCCATCGATGATCACCAGATCGCTCACCGACCCTTCTTTCAGAGTTTTAACTCGAGCATTACCTATCACTTGGGTGTTAGATATTAAAACCTTATCACCGATGGCATAGCCTTTACCCGGTTGCGTGATCTCTACACCGACGTTGTCCACGAAGTTTTCGAGTATCTTCATATCTCTCGATTGCGAATAAATCTCGATACCTTCTCCCTTCTGGAAGAAGCGATAAGGATTATCGATCTGAATTCTGAGGTAAGTGAAGTTCAGACTATGAATCATGCTGATGTTTTCAACGGCGCATTCGACTTTAGACGACACCCCTCTAATCACCAATTCGTAAGAGTCGGCCAGAGATAAGATGGCATCGAAGTCCGCCTCACCATAATGATTGGTGGTGGTATAAACGAAGTATCGCCCGGAGTAGGTGGCTTGACTAGGTATCAGAAGAAACTTTCTAGGATAGTCGATAGTGACATCGACTCCGGTAGAGAACTTTGAATAAGAATTTGAACGATGCTTCGCTACCTCTACTCAAGTAGAAATCTCTGAGGTGAATGATCAGTTCTTTCTTGGGTATGGTTAGCACATTCTGAATATCAAAACCACAGTCGGCCAGGATCTTATCGATGAACCCCGAAACTTCGTTGTTAGCTTCGCAGTTTTCATAGAAAGTCTCCAAGACTTCGAGAGGGTTACCCTGTTCCTCCAAGAAGGTGTAGAAGTGATCGATGAATCGAGAAAAACTTCTATACTCTCTTCTGATAAACTCGGGTTTCTTCTCGATTATGATGGGGCTGATAAAATTACGCATTGGTTAGAACCACTCGTATTTTGGTAATTCGAACGATGTTTTGAAGGTAGGTTTCTATGTCGGGGTTGATCGGTATAGCAGTAAAGTTGATGATACCGTTCGTGATGAAATTGTTGTTGACAAGGATACCGTATTTAGGGAATTGATAATAGATGACCCCTTTAGTATAGTCCACTCTTCCGAATGTCTTGGCTAACAGTTTGGTGTTATCGGCTGCCTTGTAGATGTAAACCAACCCATCCGTGTCATCGGCAAAGTAGCAGATGTCGACTCCATAGGTGAACGCCGAGCTTTTGATGCCGGTTTGAATAGGATTGCCGATGACCAAGGCCGTTTCGATCTCCGCCTGATAGATGACGCTCTGATCTTTGTTGACCACCTTCTTGGAGTAGCAACTCTTGATAGCGGGGACTGTTTCTTTGATTCGCGTCATCAAATCCACGTCGCTTAAAAAGTTATCGAATACATTCAATGTCACAGTATTGTAATCGGTCACGGTATCGACGATGAGTTTTTCTATCTGACCGAAGGATAGAGTGGTCTTCTTGTTGTCCACCTTAGCATACACGGTCAACTCGACATTGACGAACTCCGGATCGATGAAGATGGGTTGCATACCGACCACGCAGTATTTGGCGATCAGTTTATTCTGAATGTCTTTCTTGGCGGTTAGCGTCAGCTTATCGGCATACTTGGGTTTGATGCTCAAGTAGATTTTACCGTAGTCCTTATAGATGTTATCTTCCCCACCCCAGACATTGATGCTATCGATGTTTCGGAAGTCGCTGATGATGATTGTCTTAAAGTCATCTCTTGTTACGATTCGATTCTGTCTTCTGTAATGATGTGGGATCGTGAAGCGCAGGCTTTCCGCCGTTTCCGCTTCGCAACCACCACTGGAGATGGTGCCTGTCGGTGCCACGACCACGAAGTCTTCCCAGTTACCTATATTGCTTTCTGTCGGGATGTCTTGCGAGGGCTTGTTAAAGCGGAATCTTTTGCAGCCGTTACCGCTTTCTCCGTTGCTCGACATGTAATAGACATAGACGATACTCTTGTTGGCGGGCATCTTCCCGAAGACATCGTTGCCGAAGATCACCTCGAAGTACCCTTCTTCTTGCGTGGTTAGGTAATAGATTTGCGAGTTGGAATCGACATCGAGAACATTGGTAGCTAAAAAGTATTCTTCTCCCGTTAAAGCCCCGTCTGGGAAAACGACCATTCGAATCGTGTCGATGTCGACATTCTTATCTTGAATCACATAACGTTGATTGAGTAAGGACGTATCTATCTTAAATTTCCATTCTTGAAACTTACCTTCATAGATGGTAAAGACATCGGAGGAGTATGTAACGACGGGCGCCGAAGAGTAGTCTATGTTCTTCACGAAGATGTCATCGATGGTGTAAAAGATTCTCTGGTCGAGTTCGGTGTTTACTCCCGAGAAAGAAGTGCCTCTGGGAATCAAAATGCTTTTACTCGATGGCTCATACTGCTCGGGATTGCCGGTGTCTATGTTGATCGTGAGCGAGATGTCGGCTCTGGCGCTGGTCTTACCTTTCGGTACATAGCCGGTCAATTTGGCTTTAGAGAGAAGACTCTCCCTCTTAACCGACGAATCTATGAAGCTTTCGTTTAACAGCATCTTTACATAGTAACCTATGTAATGAGTATTATAGCTCAAGAGATTGAGGAGGGTAGAGATACCGCTTGCCTGAAAGTTATAATCTTGATAGATCGGGTTGCCTTGACCATCAGTTTGCGATTGTAAGAAAGATATTAAGTTTTCTCTGATGTCGGGATAATCGAGAGAATTGATGGGAAGCTCGGCTGTAGTTATCATGGTTTTTCCTTAACGAATCCTTTGGAATTGCTGGGTGAAGGTATCTGTTATGTTAAGAGCCTTAATCTGGTAAGTGACTGTTGCCTCGAAACCATCGTCGGAATCATAGGGAACCACCTTAGCGGATATGAACTTGACTCGTTTTTCGTAAGTTTTTATGGCCCATTCTATCCTTTTAACAAGATTAGATGCCGTTAAATGACTCATGTTCTCGAATAGGTAATGCCTCAAATTGACAAAAGCGCTCTGATTGAAAGGAATGTCGAAGGGGTTCAACAGAAACAGAACCTTGATAGATTGCCTGATTGATTCTATGTTGATCTTGGGAGTCGTGTTTCCAGTCAGAGGGTGGGGGATGAAATCTAAATTGATATCCGAATAGTTTATAAGTTCCTTCATACTTCTTACCCTCCCTCGAAAACGTTAAAAGATCCTGTCATAATCGCGCTGCTGCAGCAAACCATGTCACCCACTCTGGCTGCCGGAATGCTATTCACAAAGACGGTCGAACTCCCCGTGCAAGTCACGCTCGAATGACAACTATTAAGACAGCAATGAACGGCCCAAGCATCGCCCAATCGATGATGCGGACGACTATTGACAAAGACATTCTCGCTTCCTTGCACATTAGGTCTCGGTGGATAGCAGTGATGCCCGAGTGCAAATATCCGCTAATCGTGCGGTTGGCCTTCCCATTTTGATCTCCTTTTAATCTTATATTTCTACTATTTATTCCATCTTTTAAGAAACCTGACAAGTCGGACCCACCTGACAGAATTTGGTTTTGGTGACATTCCTTATAAAATCTGTAAAGCAAGACTTCACTATCTTGGTTTTTCGAGGAGCGGGATTGAAGTTGACTACTATCTCAGGAATGGGGTCGCAAGGACAAAGCGTGCTGATGATAGGGATGAGTTCCGTCGGTTCAACCACCCCGCATTGCGAGGTATCGCAGTCATCTACTGGAACGATGACCTTTAGAGATACGGCTTCGAATACATCGTCGCATTTGCAAAGAGTCTTAGGTACTGTGATCATCGCCTCAATCCTCGTGCAGGTCTACGGTTAGATAAGTTCCCGTCGTCGTGACTACCGTGGTCGGCAGTTTCTGATTCTCTTGTTCTTTTAGGGTTAGCATGATATAATCTATGTCCTCTTCTCGGCGTCCGCCTTCTTTCAATTGACTCGTGTAATAGCTGATCAAACTTTCTACTGCCTTCAACTCTCTTTCTTCATCGGTTAAGAGATCATCTACGATTCCTGCCTTAACGATCATCTTCTGGAAGTATTCGGATTTCTTGAAGTTATCTATGAAGGTTTGAATGTAGGGGCTATCTTCTCCCGGAGGATTCTTTAGCACGTTCTCGTACCATTGCAAGAAATTCAGTATCACCTCTTGTTCTTGAGTGGTCTCCGTCTCGCAAGGGCAAAGAGTGATCGGTAGAGGTTGCAGAACGAGTGGCTCTGGTTCTGCTTCCCCTTCGCAGCAGACTTCGGCGGGTAGTGGCTCTACCTCTATCTCCTGTACGATCTCTTCCTCGTATTCAATCGGGGGTTGATTATCTCTATCCCAGGACCAGTTATTATGGATTCTAATACAGAACCAATCCTCGGTCATCACATCGGGCAACTCGGCAATCCAGACTTTCAGCTTAAATCTCCACTGATTGCCCCACGGTTGCCAGCTGTTGTCCATA